TATGATCCAAATGGCATCTACCGGGTTCCAACCAATTGGATTGGCTGATAATATTCGTAAAGCCGTTAATACTGATGCCTCCCTGGCCGAAATGCAAAAAGCCGTATCGGCAATCCTTTCTACAGGCCAACAGGTAGACTACGACTATATCCAAAGGTACATTCCTATCGACCGCGCAATGAAAGCCTATGAAATGGCAGGGGTAGAACCTAATACCTTTACTCAGGCTCAATTGAAAAATGCTAAATCTGGTATGAGTGTCTGGGACGTGGTAAATGGTATGACCAATTTTGCATCTAACGATACACGATACCAATTGGAAGGTAATAGCCGAGGTAATCTAATGGTAACCGCCGGTAATATCTTAACCAAAAAGCAATACGATACTGAAGGTCTTCTCAGGGTGGATCCTTTCGCTACTCGCGAACTCCTTACTGAGGCTGAAGCCGCTCGCATCCGCGGAGACCGTTAATATACTAAGTCCAGGTTTATCCGTTTACCCCTGGCAGGGACCACTCCGGTGGTCCCTTTTTTATGCTCTATCATCCCTTGATAGGATTTGGGCTGTATTGGCGAAGCAAGGGTGCCCAAAATACACACATTTTAGGCCCATTTTAGGCACATTCTAGACACACTCTAGAGCGGCCCTAGCAGGACCTGGTCTAGAAGCCCAAAAAACACACATATTTTCACACAATTTCTCACTCTAGAGGGCTTCAGCTGGGTAGTGGCGCTAGAATCCGTCTAGATTCACCTCTAGAAGGGTGCTAGATGGGAGTTTCTACTCCGATTAGGGTAATATAGGCGCTACAAGCCGTAGAGGGTCTAGCCTCAGCTAGCACTACCACCAGCCAGCCTTGCTCAAAAACACCCACTAGAGCTCCATAGCCCTCTACAGGTACTACTAGGGATACTACCGCGCTACAGGCCTGTACAGGCTCTAGATCACCTGCTACGGGCTCTAGACATAGATAGTCCTGTATATAACGGTAGGGACAGTCAGGGGTTAGCGGAGTCCCTAGGGCGCGGTACGGTCTCCAATCCATGGTCTAGCCGGTACCGGCGGTAGGGGGCGAGTCAACTAGTGGAATCCCAGGTACAAGAGAAAGAGTATGAGAAGAGAACATTTCTCTCAAAATGTAATTTTCTTTTGCCTGCCAGATGTGGGTACCGGCCCATGGGCCTGTCCTGACTAGAAAATTTCCGGCCGGAAAATCAGGAGTGTCCGGAATGTGTGCTAGTTGACCAGGTCTATCCAGAGCACTTTTAGTCCTGAAAAAATTCTAGCCTGTAGAAACCGGGCCTGAAAAAAGGTCTCTGGACCACTGAAACCAAAGTAGAGACCAGCAATATAATTACTATAAATCAATTAACATATGCGTAACAACAACAATCGCCCGAGTAGCTACCAGAAACTAAGCTACATGCAAAAGCTCGTAAATTACAGTCAACGCAAGCGCCACGGAGATGTGACGACAATTGCTGACCGTACCGGTTACAGTACCACTCATGTAAGTGATGTCCTTACCGGTAAGTATCAAAACGACAGGATCATGAATGCCGCCTATGACCGCGGTCGTGGCCGTCAGATTAATGTTGCCCTAATTGGCTAAGAGCGGCCAGGGTTACCACTGGGAATCCAGAGACTCAGGGTTTCTGGATTCCTTTTATTACTAACAGGAAAAAAGAGAAGATATGTTAAAATGGGTATGGTTTGTATTAGGAGGAGCGGTAGGTAGTCCACTGCTAGTATTTGGAGCTACCACTAGTCTGTTGCTCTGGGATAGCAGGTATTGGGATAACTGTTGCGAAGGAGTTTTTGATCTAGCCCTCAGGTTACCTAAAGGAAAGTGGTCATGAGCGATTGGCAAGGGCGGAGTAGAAAGCAGATTGAGACCACAGAGCGGATCGTGTTCTGGTCTCTGGTTGCCTTGGCTGGAATTATTATTGGAATACTTATAGAATCAAAGATATGAAAAAGAAATGGTTAAGTGGAGCTGTTGCTGGGTTAAGCGCGCTCCTTGCAGTTGGGTACGGTGGACTTGCTTGGGTAGATGCCCAACTAGGTAGTACCGGATTCACGTTTTGGTTACACCTCACGTGTGGACTAGGTTGGACTCTAAATGCACTACTATGGACAAGTATATGGAAAAGAGAAGGCTAAAAGCTGGGGAGGCTATTCTTCTTGGAGTTATGTGGACATGGCTGGGTCTAATTTGTGTGGCACTGGCAGGTAGTGTGGTACTGGCCGCTGCCCAGATCATGGGAATAAATCTTAACCTGCCATGGCTTGGCTAAAGAGACTCTGGACTCTTTGGCGGCTACGCCGCGAGATCCGCAAATTTGACAGGGAAGTGGAGACTAGCGTATGGGGGGATCCCTATGATAACTGGTACCCAGACTATCCATTTACTGAGAGGCGAGTAGAAAAGAGAGGTAAGGGAGTAGTGGAACCGGCTCCAGACAAGCATGCGAGGGATGAAGAGGAATAGAGGCTCTATGTGCTGCCAATGTGCGACTGCCACGGGAAAAATGTGCTACGGACTAAAAGACTAAAAGATGAAACACGAAACTAAATACCGGATTATTAAACGCGAGTGGTTTAATGAACAGGCCCAAATTGAGATGGAGAGGTGGCTGGTACAAAGGGAGGTTAAACTACCTTTTGGACTAAGTTGGTGGAAGACCTTTAAACATGAAGTAATTTCAATAAGCGGCTTATCTTCTACTGCACTTACATTCAGAAGTTTTGGAGATGCACATGCATTTGTTCATAGACTTAAAGCTGGCTATAAAATTAATAGAACCGTTGATACGGTAGATGCCGTATTAGAATTTGAAAAGGAATGAGTAAACAGTATACCGTAAAGGAAAGCGACCGGTTAAATCCGCTATCAGAGTTACCGGGTGGTAGCGTGGTTGAAGTATTCTATGATGGGTACTCAACACGATACGACCGGATTAAGTATCCTAGATCTTATGTACTTAAGATATGGGAGGGTAATAGTCGTACTGATATATCTAGGATTGAGGTCGATGGAAAACCCATTGCAATAAAAGGAGGAGATGTTTATTGGCTTACACCTAAACATCCATTTGATACAGAATCCGTTGAGGTATCAACCAACGGAGAACCTACCGTTAAGAGAAGTCCAGTAGAAGAAGCCAAAAAACTACAAAGGCAATTCTACTATTCACTTCCTAATAACGGAAGACATGACGGTCTTAACTCGATTCCGAGCAGATGGTCAGAAAGTATTCGCTGTGCAATTATTGCCGTTGAGTACTATATTGATTGTTCACAAGATCATGAGTATTGGAAAGAAGTCCTTATCTATTTGGAAAGAATGGAAGCCGAGGACAACTTAAAAGACGATGATCTTCCTTTCTAATCATTAATCATTAACCAAACAAAATGGAAAAGAATCCCTATTTTGTTACTGCTCCTCAGACTGGAGTGGTTTACAAACTTTGGACACTTCCCCAAGGAACCCAGGTTCAACGCCAGGGTTTAGCTGTAGATGGTCGCCTAGCCGAAACATTTACGGTGACAAAGCAAAATGGTACCTTTGCCGATTGCAAAACATCTTGGGGTTACGAGTTCTACTTGGATGCTTCTCTTGATGTAATTGCATCCTAAGAGAGCCGCTCCTGTAGCTCAATGGTTAGAGCAGGATCCTTATACGATCAAGGTTATGGGTTCGAGTCCCGTCAGGAGTACATGAGATATATAACTATATGTTAGAACAATTCAAAAGTATATTAGAAAAAGAAGCTTCAGCGATTTCTAACATTCCTATTACTGATAGCTATGACCAGGCAGTTTCTCTTATCTTAAAGAGAGTACACAAAGATGGCGGTAAACTTATATGTAGTGGGATGGGAAAAGCTGGACAGATTGCAGTAAACATTGCAACCACATTTAGCTCAACCGGAACACCGGCTGTTTATCTTCATCCAAGTGAAGCTCAACATGGAGACTTAGGCATTCTTCAAAAGAACGATATTATGCTACTTATTTCAAACAGTGGTAAGACTCGTGAAATTGTTGAACTAATTAATCTCGCTAAGAACCTCTATGATGACATTCCTATTATATGCATAACAAGGAATGCCTATTCAGGCTTAGGCGAATCATCTGATGTAACTCTATTGACTGGAGAGACAGAGGAAATATGTCCTCTTGGATTAACACCTACCGTATCAACAACAGTAATGTCGGTCATTGGTGATTGCCTAGTTTATGGGGTTATGAAGGCCATAGGTTTTACAAATGCCGAATATGCAAAGAGACATCATAGTGGATATCTTGGATATAAAAGCAGGAGAGGAACTGGCGTTGACAATCACCTGTGGGAATAAACTAAATGCTAAACAAACATATAAAAATAAATTGAAGTTATGATCATTGAAGATAAAGCAGAATTAAAGAGTGGGAAGGTACTCATCGACTTCTGGGCAGAATGGTGCGGTCCTTGTAGAATTACAAAACCTAGAATTGAAAATCTTGGTAATGAAACCGAGGATCTTAAAGTATATTTTTGCAATGTAGATTCTGATAGTGAAATGGCTAGTGCATTTGGCATTAGAAGCATTCCTACTCTCGTTTATCTTGAGGATGGTGAAGTTAAGAATCGTAGTGTTGGGGTATTAAGTGATCAACAACTTGCTGAGTTAATTAATCCATAATGACTTTTACAAACATACTACTTTTATATCTTACAGTAGGCACCGTGTGTGCTATGTGTTTTGAGATCTTAATGAAAAAGTTTGATCTATCAGAAGACACAGGCATTATTGAACGATTTACATGGATCTTATTGTGGCCATATTACGTTTTAATATTTTTTTGGGGTATGAGAAAATAAATCTTTCAGAACCTTAATTGGCCTGTTATATTTTTTCTATAACAAATAAAAATAAAATGAGTAACACCACAGTACAAGATTTTGAAATGTTTACCCCAGCCGGTAATCGTGCATGTCAACGTTTGGTAGACAATATTACTAAAAAGATTCATTCAAAGCGTAGGTATACTGCCGAGGAATTTTCTCAAATGCTTGAGGAAGGTCAATCTGCAATTGCTAAAACTTATGGAGAAATTTATGACTCCGAACCTCGTGTTCATATCGCTCATCTACTTTCAAAGGAGTTAAAGAAAGCCGGATACGGTTTCTATTTTGATTATTTCCAAGACATTCAAACTGCTTAATATGAAAGATAAATATCCAATATTTGCCGTTAGCCTATTACTGTTTTTAGGACTAGTAGTACTATCTGTCATTATGGCGTGGCCAACACAATTCTTATGGAACACATGTTTGGTTCCTGCTGTAACATTTGCAAAGCATATCGGTTTTTGGCAGGCATTTGGCATAAACCTATTGGCATCTATTTTATTCAAGGCAAGCTCTGCTTCTAAATCTAAATCATAATGGATATCTTTGAAATTACACCACAACAAGAAGCCCAATGGATTGAAGAAATTCTTCAAGAAGCATCTGCCCATGGCTTACGTCAAGAAGTAATTGAATGTGCCAATAAATACATGGATGAAGATCCTCAAATGGACAAGATCGTTGCATACCAATTAGCCCACATGGAATGGATTAAATAATCTTCTGCCGCCTTGGTGAAACAGGTAGACACAAGGGACTTAAAATCCCTCGACCCGAAACGGTCGTGCCGGTTCGATTCCGGCAGGCGGTACCACTTGCCCTCATAGTTAAATGGATATAACAGTAGCCTTCTAAGCTTCTATTCCAGGTTCGATTCCTGGTGAGGGTACAAAACTAAATCTAAATAATATGTTTAAAACTGGCGACAAAGTAACATGGGTTCAGAAGGATACAATTATTCCTCACCCACAAGGTAGAACTGATCGTGAAGGTAATGTCCTTCCTGTATTTGGTGACAAGGTAATGAATGGTCGAATTATTGACTGTCTTAATAAAAAGTATCAGGTTAGACCTGACTGGGCAGAGCAATATAAAGATGAGATCTGCGGTGCTCATTACTATGACAAATATATTAAGGCAGAGGAATTAAGTTTACTGTAAACAAAGTAATATCTTTACAATATAAATATACCGACTGCCGTTCTTTGACATAAAAAAATAAAGACTATTATGGAAACATTCTATTTTATGCTAGGTGGGCTCACGGTGCTAACACTCGTTTGTGTTGTGGGTTTGGTTAGTATGTTAAAACAGATAAAAACGCTATCCCTTGAAAAAGATCAATTGTGGAATGCAATTGATAATCTTAACCGTGATCTAGGTACTGATATTGAAAGAGTACATAGCCACGTTAATGAAGCTATCAATGATATGAATATTCGTATTGATGCAACTGATAGAGAACTTAATGATCAACTGTTTGAAGTTAATCGTTCAATAGATTCTAGGTTGGATAAACTTGAGAATCGTTTAATAAACATGTATAACGAAGGCTGTAAACCAGTCAAAGAAAAACAATAACCAGTTAAAAGAATGGTAGTCCGCGGAAGTAGCTCAGTTGGTAGAGCGATAGCCTTCCAAGCTATAGGTCGCGAGTTCGAACCTCGTCTTCCGCTCAATGGACATGGTGTCCAGATTAAAACAAAAAAAAACAAAAGCTATGAAGAAATTCTTTGCAATCATGATCGCCGTTAGCGTATTCGCTTTGGCTTCATGCGGTGGTAACGCCGACACTGCTGTTTCTGGTGGAGCTGACTCAACTGCAGTTGATACAACTGCCGTTGTTGACACAACCGCTCTTGAAACCCCAGCTGATACAACTGCTACCAAGTAATTGTATTAGTGTGCCATGTAAAGCCTCTTATGGGTAAGCCCATAACGTAACATGCCTCCGTAACCGAAAGGGTACGCCGGAGGTTTAAGTGGGAGTAGCTCAGTGGCAGAGCAAGTTAGAAAGCTGGGACGCTGGCTTCTGACCGTGACGCGATAGGTTCGATCCCTGCCTCCCACTCTAATAAATATACCATGATTATTATAAACAAAGAACATGGTGACTCAATTGATCGTATGCTGAAAAGATACAAGAAAAAATCTATTCAGTATAAAGTCATTGATGAACTTAAAGAAAGGAAGACCTTTACTAAACCTTCTGTTAAGAAGAGAGAAAAGGTACTTAAGGCAATTTTTCGCCAAAAAGTTAAATCTTCCAGAGAAAAAGATTCATAAGACTCTTTCAGTTTTACAATTTACTTGTTATATTTTTTTCGTAACAATTAAAAATACGGAATGAATAAACAAACTGTAATCTTTGATCTTGACGGTACTATTGCTGACATTGAAGATCGTCGTAAATTATCTACCAAGTCTGATGGTAAGATTAACTGGTCAAAGTTTTTTGATCCACAAAACATTTCCTTGGATAAGCCTAACCTCCCTGTAATTGAATGTACAAATGGACTTAAAAAATTAGGCTATACAATTTTAATTCTGTCAGGCCGTAGTGAAGCAACTAAGGAAGCCACTGTTAATTGGTTAAATGATAATGGTGTTTCTTTTGATGAGATTCGTATGAGACCAACAGTTCACCCATTTCAATTTATGCCGGATAATAAATTAAAGCAACTTTGGTTGGATGAAATGTTTCCTGGCAGTAAGAAGGAGTCAATCCTCTGCGTATTTGATGACCGCGATAAGGTGGTAAATATGTGGAGAGAAAACGGATTAATCTGTTTTCAGGTAGCACCCGGTAATTTCTAAACAATCATATATGAATAAAAAGTTATACTTAGGCGATGGATATCTTGGTGGTGTATGCGCAGGGTTAGGTGAATGGTCAGGAATACCTCCTATCCTTTGGCGGATTGCATTTATCTTTATATTCCCTTATGCCTTTTGGATCTATTTAGTACTTTGGTTCTTTGTTAAATATAAGCCTAATGAAAATGAAAACAATCAATAAAATCCTTTTTGGAACAAAACGTGCAATGTTATGCATCTATGATCGTGACCGATTAGTTCATTATCCAATCAGTAAGCTTAGACTTACATTTTTATCAATCATAATTCTATCTGCGGTTTCATTTGCATCCGTGATCTATGGAAGATATACAGAGAAGGATAAAATGATTAAAGGGTTGACCGAATATGAAAAGCTTGTTATTGTTAAACAGGCAGACCCTTTTAGTAAAGAAGCATTAGCTGCAATGTTAAAGGAGCTTAATGTAAAATATCCTCATATAGTTATGGCCCAGTCAATAATTGAAACTGGCCGTTGGAGAAGTAAAGTCTTTTTAGAAAATAATAACCTCTTTGGAATGAAAGAAGCTAACCTAAGGGTTTCAACTTCTAAAGGTACGCAATTAAATCATGCATACTACAATCATTGGAGAGAAAGTGTTTATGACTATGCCTTTTACCAATGTAGGTATTTAGGAGGAATTAATTCTGAGGCAGAGTATTACCAATATCTTGATGGAAGCTATGCCGAAGCATCGGATTATGTAGCTGTCATCAAAAAGACGGTAGAAGCCGAAGGCTTAAAAGATCTCTTTAACTAAGTTCGTGGAATCCATCATTGGCCTGCTTAATGTAATTATAGGCCTGTGATATATGATCTTGAATCCAACCAGGTAGGTCCCTTTCTAAGGGGCCTATTTTTTTCTCTAACTCGTATGCAGCCTCATGAATGGCTTTCAAATGATTCATTGCCATGCCAACTTCATGATCATTGGCTTCAGAAAGATTAGATGTTTTCCAATGTGGGCTTTGGTGTGCACCACGAGTTGGATGTACTTCAAATCCTTGATACTCTGGAGTATCATATGCATTAGTATTGGTACCAGCCATTTCATCCCAAAACGCTTTGAAATCTTTTACGGTACCTTTATAATGGCGGATCTTATTTAGATCCTCTCTTTCCTGTTTATTCGCGTTCAAGTGGTCTTCCATATTTTTTCTTAAGTTCATGGATTGCGGTTTGAACCTTTAATTTCTCTAGATCAATTTTATCCATTTTGATCTTTAGTTCATAAAGTCCTATTGCAAAATTATCTTGACGATCTTGTGCAGCACGATATCTTTTGATATTTTGCTGTTCTCTGCGCTTTAGTCTTTCGGCTGTCGCAGCAGGATCAAACTCATAGTCTGATGCCTCACCTAAATAATCGTTGAAATTTGTTATCATATTAAAATGTATTACCTGATACTTGAACCATCGCTTCATCTAGCTCATTTCCTTCAAGAAGTTCTGGATAGAATTCTTTAATGTCCTCATCATCCATTTCATAGAATTCACTCTGTAAGTAAGCAAGAATATCTTTCTTCTTACCTGTAACTTCGTGTTCTGTACCTTGTCCGCCTTTAACCTCTTTTACTTTAAGGTTAAACTTTTTGAAAACAATAGCAGCATCACGAGGGTTATCATAGGCCATGTCAGCTTCAATTGATATAACCTGGTCTGGCTTTTTTGCTGTTAATTTCTCATTAACAAAAGATTCAAATGTGTGTAAGTTTTTCATATGTTAAAATGTATTATTCATGATGAACTTTTTAATATCTTCAACCAAAGCCTTCTTAGCTCTATCGGCTCCTGGCTTAAGATAGTCTTTTTCAATCATATAGTCAATTAAAACAGTTGCAAGTACCTGCGCCCCTGATGGTTTTTTATCTCCTGCAATTTGCACCATTGCTTCACTCATTGCAGAATAGCTTTCGCATGCTTCATCAATTTTTTCATTGATATGTTTTTTAGCCTCTTTGATATAGGATTCTGCTGTATGTTCTGGATTATCATTAGTTTCGTATGCTTGTGCTTCTTTTGCTACACAATTTCCTAAATGCATAACAGGACCTACAATTGCATCCATGTTATATCCTGTTCCAATGTTTCTACCGCCAGATAAAGAAAATGTTGCGGTAGTGTTACCACCAAAGCCAGCTGGTACGAAGTCTTCAAATAATTTAATTTTGTCCATTTCAGATTTGTTTTTTTATATATTCATAAACTAATGTACTAAATGACATATAAAAATAAACATAGACTATGAGCGATTTTCATAAAACACCAATGGGCCGTAAATACTATGAATCAGACCTTCCTCGTTTGATTGAAGTATTAGAAAAGCTAGGTAAACAAATGGAATTATCAAACCAGCTGCAGGAAAAGAAATTCAGACTTGAAGAAAAACTAACTAGACTTCAAATCAGAAATCTTAATGAAGCAGCTGATAGTGATAAAGTCTTTTAAATGAGTAAAAAGCCAATAACAAAGGAAGAGTTTTTATCAGCTTTAGATAAAGGTAAGAAGGGATACCTTCAAAAACCAAAATCTTGGCAAAAGATCTGGTATTGGTGGGAAGACGAAGACCACTGGTTCATGAATGTGTATAAGGAGGAAAAGAAAGGTTCGGTAAATACAGGAAAATCTTCATGGATCATTGCAAAAGATTTACCTAATTGGTTAGATATGGATGAAAGGTCAGGTTATAAATTTTACATTGATGAATAATTTAGTTGCTGCATTTTTACTTTTCTTTTTTGCACAGGGTGTAATTTGGTTTCAGACCAATGGGCAATTCATTTGGCCTTGGTTTAAAGAACATCCGGTTATCGTTGCATTTACATTAGGAGGTTTTGCTGCTCTTATGTTCTTAACAGCTACACGTTATGTAGTAGATCATTTTAATGGCTTATTTTGGCCAGGTAGGTTTATCGCATTTGCTACTGGGATGTTGATCTTTGCTGTTTTAACTTACCTCTTTAGAGGTGAAGGCATGAATGCTAAGACTATAGTATCTTTGATACTTTCATTATGTATCATCTGCTTACAAATATTTTGGAAATGATGGATCCTTATAAAATATTAGGCGTTGAGAGAAATGCAACAGATGATGATATTAAAAAAGCATATCGTCGATTAGCCAAAGAGCATCACCCAGATAGAACACACGGTGATGATACCCGGTTTAAAGAGATTGCACAGGCCTATGAAATCTTAAGTGATCCTACTAAGAAAGCGCAATGGAATAATCAATCCAGATTTGGAGGTAATTTTAACGGTGGATTTGAGGACCAATTTTATGAAGAGTTTTTAAGAAACCAAGGTTTTTCCGATATGTTCAATAACCGCTATGGGTGGGCGGCAAACGGTAAAGGGCAAGACGTAAAGGCACAGATTCAAATTAGTCTTGATGATGCATATCATGGAGTTACCCGTGAGATGAGAATAGGAATGAAACCTATTGCAGTAACTATTCCTAGAGGAATTAGAAACGGACAACGGCTAAGACTTAAGGGATTGGGTCAGAGAGGAATGACAGAAGATCTTCATGGTGATTTGATTCTTACTGTGATTGTTGGAGATCATCCAGATTATATGATAGACAATCGAGGTTTACATAAGATACATAGAGTAAATATATTTGATGCAATGTTAGGTGGTAAAGGCGTGGTAGATATCTTTGATAAAAAGATAAGTTTTACTATTCCGCCTAATACACAGAATGGTACTTTACTTAGAATACAAGGTAAAGGGTTTCCTCTGTATAATCAAAACGAAGCATGCGGAGACCTATACATAAATACGTTAATTGAGATTCCTAAGTCTTTAACTGATTATGAAAAATCTCTTTTGTTACAAATTAAAGAATCTATAGATGGACGAGAGGGATAGATACTTAAGAATTTTACTAGATAATTTAGAAAAGCTAAATTATGATGATTATATGAATCTATGTTATAATATGATTATGACATTTCCACAGGATGTATTAACATATGATGATGTTTCTGCTAAGCATAGAATAGAAAGTTTAGATAAGTTGATATCTCACTTTGCAGAAAAAGAAGAATATGAAAAATGCAATGAGATAAAAAAGATACAGTCTCTCTTAAATAATGACAATATATGATAAGTCTTTTAGAACATTTTAATTACACGCCACCTAAGTTAAAAGTAGGAAAGGTTGGCTCATTTGAAATCAGGGAAAATTCGCCTGGTTATTTTTATCTCTATTTAGATGGAGAGCAGTGGATGGCATATGATATGAATAGCCATCTTGAAGCATATGAATTGTTTTCACACTACAAACTAGCCAAGGGACATACTGTAGTTACAGGATTAGGCTTTGGTGTTAGGGAAAATTGGATCCTAACAAAGTCTGATGTTACAAAGTTAACAATCATTGAAAGAAGTAAAGAGGTTATAGATTATCATAAAAAGAATAAGTCTGCATTTTTGAAAGATCTTAGGGTTGAAATTATAAACATGGATGCATCAGACTATAAAGGCACATGCGATGTTCTTCTTTTAGATCATTATGAAACTGCAGATTATGAAGCTATACTTGCTGACGTTAAGAAAATACATGATAATGTAAAATGTAAATCAATGTGGTTTTGGCCATTTGAAAAAATCATTATGCATTCCAGAAGATGGCATACATTTAATGATGAGCCTTATCAGTTGATCACTAAGTATGAAGCCTTTAAGCTATTGCAAAAGAATTGGGGTTTAGATAAGCTTTATGATTTTTCAGAAGCTGATATTAATCTAATATGTATGATGTTTGGTTCAAAGTTGTTTTCACAATCTGAGTGGGCACTTAATTCGATGTTTGGGGATCGTAAAGTCCACCATGAGATCTATAGAAGAATCTAATTGTTAATAACTTTTTTCATCTGGAGAGAAAAAAGTCTCCTAAAAATTTTCAAATCCCAATTATTTGTATTATATTTATATAAAATTAAATGGATATGGAAATACTAATTAAGGACCTCAATTATCTGCAATCCTTCCTGGATGAAATGAACGAATCATCTTCAGGTAATCATAAGATTGCAACTATTCGTAAACATGCTGAATCTGATTTTCTAAAGAAGGTCTTTAATTACACCTACAATCCATTCAAAAAGTATGGTGTTCATACCAGAGTTCTTAAAAAGAATTCTCACCTTAATGCACCAGAGAATTTGTATTCTGACCTATTCCAATTATTGGATGACCTGGCAGAAAACAATTTAACTGGGCATGCCGCTATCATGGCGGTAAATTCATTCGTAAATGAATTACCAGAGAATCTTCAAAAACTGATCCACTATATTTTGGATAGAGACCTTCGTATGGGTGCCTCTATTACATCGGTACTTAAAATTCATCCTAATATTATTCCTATCTTTAAGGTAGCACTCGCACACCCTTATTCGCCAAGCCGAGTAAACTTCCAAAAAGAAGAATGGTTCGGTTCTCGTAAACTTGACGGAGTCCGTTGTATCTGCCGCAAGGAAGGTAACACAGTAACTTTTTATTCAAGGAATGGTAAAGAATTTGAAACTCTAGGTCGTATCGCCGAGGATGTGAAACAGATACCAGGTAACTTTATCCTAGATGGAGAAGTCTGTATGGTTGACCAAAATGGTAAGGAAGACTTCCAAGGTATTATGAAGGAAATCCGCCGTAAGGATCATACTATTAAGAATCCTAAATTCCTGGTATTTGACTGTCTTACCATAACCGAATTTGATAATCACACTGGAACTACCAAACTATCTGACCGTTTACAAAGAACTGAAATGTTAGAAATTTCAAAAGGACATTTGGAAACACTAACACTCGTTGACCAGGTACTTATTACCACTGACGAACAGTTTACCGAAATGGCTAAGGATGCCGAGATTAATGGTTATGAAGGTATCATGGTTCGTAAGAACATTGGTTATGAAGGTACTCGTTCACATAACCTTCTTAAGGTAAAGAAATTCCATGATGAGGAATACACGGTTTTAGAATGTGTGAACGGTACAATCCGATGGACTGAAAATGGCCAACAGGTAGAAAAGGAATGTTTAAGCAGTATCATTATTGAACATAAAGGGTACCGGGTATCGGTAGGATCTGGTTTTTCAAAAGAACAACGAGAGTATTACCTTAACCGCCATGATGAACTAATCGGTAAGACCGTAACTGTTCAGTATTTTGAAGAATCACAAAATCAGATGGGTGGATATTCATTAAGATTCCCTGTCGTAAAACATATATATGATAATGGTCGAGATTGTTAATCAGTCTCACCTGATCTCACTTCTAATGAAGCCGGATCTAAGTAGAGATAAATATATTGATAAGAACATAAAAGATAATGGCAAGTAATTCTAGCATAACTATATTTGACGTGGATGATACCCTGGTTGTTACTAAGAGTAAGATCAAGGTAATTAATCCTCGTACCGGTTATACTGCAGAACTTACACCTCAAGAGTTTAATACATTTAAGAAAAGGCGAGGCGATCAAATGGACTTTTCTGATTTTAAGAATCTTGAAATTCTAAAAGCAGGAAAGATTATTGAATGGGTTTTTGAAATCTTAAAGAGAACAATTTCTAAAGGTAAACCTGTAGGAATCATTACTGCAAGGGATGATTCAAATTTGATCGTTGACTTTCTTGCACATAACGGAATAAGAATTAATCCAAGCTACATCTATGCGGTTAATGACCCATCATTAGGGTTTAAAGGTACTACCGCTCAAAAGAAATTAGCGGCCTTTGAAAAATTCCATGAGATGGGATTTACTGATTTTAGTTTCTTTGATGATGATGAGGAGAACATTGCGATTGCAAAGGAATTTGCAAAAGAGACGCCTGGTGTTAAAATGGATGCCAACCTAATTAAGAAAAAATGGATACCTCAGTTCGAAGACTTCACCTAAAGATTAATGCATTTAAGGAAATCTTACTTAGCATTAAAGAACTCTCAAATTCGTCAACTACGCAGGTTGGCTGTATGGCACTAAGAAAAGACTTTAGTAAAATTGCCAGCTTTGGCTATAATGGATCTTATAGCGGAGCTGGAATTAATGATGAAACCGGAACAGAGGAAGAATCTCTTGTACCAGGTGAAAGCGGTTTTATTCATGCTGAGGTTAATATGATTGCAAAGTTTAAAGAGTATGATCCAGAAAACTACATTGTACTTCTAACACTCTCACCGTGTAAAATGTGCACAAAGATTCTCGTTAATGCCGGATTCAAACATGTTTATTGGATAGATGAATATCGTGATCTAGGCCATCTTAAAATATTTGACCAATGCAATATTAGCAGTGGTACATTTGCAGATCTTATTGAACACTACCCTTCTATAAAATAGTGAATATATACAAAAAAGTATATTCCCTTTGGTAGTTGAAGCCCTAACATTTAAAGTAGCATTAGACCTTTTAGAGTATTTTAGAAAAGGTCGCCTGTATAGTGCAAATATAGTAATTGGTTTTTGGGATAGAGTCTCAACTGAATTTATTACATTTAATTCATTGGATGAAATGTCATCCTATTTTGAAAGTAACTATCAGATAATAGATACCTCATCTTTAGGAAGTTTATGTTATTTGCAGTCAGTAAATCTTAGTAGTGATCTTTATGATTTTCCAACTCAATATTCTCTTAAGGATGTTACAAGTGCATTCTCACTAACGGTTGGATCTTCTTATGATATTCAAAGAAATGCACAAAGATCAATTTTTGTAGATAGACAATCTGGTTTTATAAGACAGGCGATAAACGAATACTTACCATTCTATAATGATATAAGAACAATATATGTTACAGGAATTTATTCCCAGCTTTATGCTGTTCCTGGTTGGAGTAGAGGAACATGGTATCTTAATTCATTACAAAGAGCCTTACTTTCAGAGTATTCAAATAATTCATTCCCTTATCCAAATGTAACTATTAGCAAGGATCCACCTGCATAGAATAAATAAAAAAAGAATCTTTCCAATGCCTTTTAATTTACAAGAGTATATCTTATTTAGAACAGAGCTTAAGCGCGAGCTATTAAATTTTGAAGTTGATAATAATTTCAAAATGGTTGCCAACCCATGGGTCAGTAATAGGGTATATGACGAAGGCAATATTGTGTATCATCCTGTGGAGGTTGTTGGTCCTACTGGTGGACCGGTTGAAACTCTGGTTTGGTGGAGAGCAAATCAAAGAACTACACAGAGTATTTTTGATACTAATCAATGGGATCTAATTGGCGGTGTTGGAACAGGCGATGTTACACTTCAAGCTGCAAACGGTTTTGGCAGAATCCGTGTAAACTATACAGGTGCTGTTGGTTCTTGGCAAACTGCCAATGATGGCCTATTACTTTCAACAAACCCAGATTCATATCTTAACCTTGTTGCTGGAGCTGGTACCAGTCTTCAGTATGACACCACAACAAATTCAATTAGGATTATTAACTTAGGATCTACTGGTGAAATAAATCATGGGGAGAACTTAAGTATTAGTGGAATCGATGTATTTGCCGGTATGAATGGTACCGACTTAACATTCAGAGGATTTGACATTGGACCATTAAGTAGTCCGGCATTAACGGTTTCACTTGATGTAGTTAATGAAAATATTGAATATAGTCTAGATGAAGGGCAGATTGGATTAGAGAATCTAAATAATGGATCACCTACCTTAGATCTTTTATCAGATGTTCAGTTTCCAACAACTCCGGTAAATAATGATATCTTACAATATAACTCAGCAACATCTACATGGAGAAATGTTAGCTTATCAACATCAGGCGCACAAGGGCCTCAGGGTTATCAAGGTTTTATAGGAGCTACTGGAAGTGGCGCTACTGGTGCCACTGGAATAGGATCAACCGGCCCTCAAGGCTTTTCTGGTAATGATGGATCAAATAGCATAAGATGGAATACATCTACTACTTCTTCTCCGCTTGTTGGAGGAACCTGGTATATTCAAAGTTACCCTTTATATACTATGGCCAGTGGTAAAATTGAAATTAATCAATTTGCTCCTACTGTAGGTAGAGGGATTATTGATGCATCGGTTTGGTTAAACTCTATCCAGGTTGGAGATCAAATAAGTATTTATAATGTAGGTAATCCTCAAAACTTTGGTATCTATAGAATTGATTCAAAATCACTTGTTGGCTCAGATTGGAAATATGATGTTACCTTAATTGTAGCAAACGGGTCAGTTGATCCTACGGTTCAGCAATCTATCTCCTTTGCTAGTAAGGGATTTACTGGAGCAACAGGTACCGGTTTTACCGGAGCAACGGGCACCGGTTTTACCGGAGCAACTGGCGTAAATGGTGCAAGCGGACCACAAGGAGCCCCAGGTGCTACCGGCAGTGGTGCGACTGGTGCAACCGGCTCGCAAGGATCTCAAGGATCTCAGGGGTTTGCTGGTTCTACTGGTTCAGGTTCTTATTCTATTCCAAGTTATGCTGCACTTAGTGGATCAACCGGTATTACTACCTTATGGGTAGGTAATTGGTCAGATCTAGATCCGGCAAATGGCGGTGGTACTTTAACATTTGCTCTTCCAAATACAGGTGTTGGACCAAATGCATTTAATGATGGTGATATTGTTACATTACACCAAGAAAGCGGTGGAACTGTTAGCATTACTGCTCCGCCTGCAGGTAGCTTAAGTTGGCATGATCCTGGTACTGGATTAATTGGCACAGGAACTGTAACTATGTTACCTGGTGGTGTTCTTCATCTTAGGAAAGCCGGTAGCGCTGGTAGTATATGGAATGCTTGGGGTGATATAGCCTAAACAAATTTATTATCTTTCATATAAAAATTAAACTATGGATAATAGTACAGAAACAATAGAGCCTATAAAATTACAGTGGATCAAGGGCGATAAGATAGGCAATGTTGAGATTATATCTGGTACTGATAGTGAATGGACTCTTTTTGAAAGTGGAGCAAGGATATCAACTTCATTAATAAATGAATTTATGATTCCTATCACTATTCATGATCCAGTTCTAGATTTTAATTCTGCTATATCTTCTGTACCTCAACAATCAAATCGGAGAGAGACCAAACAGCCTAAAACAGAAAAGAGCCCAATTCGTATTCTTTTTGATAAACAAAAGAATGCAGATAAGGTTACCCTTAACATATCAATTGACATAACAGTTCCTAAAAAGGATATGTTTGATATCTTAAGTGTTTCATTTGAATCCGAAGAAGTAGTTAAAGAACTTAATTCATTTATAGTTGATCAAATTAAAGATGATCAAGTTAAAGAGTCTATTAACCATAGCATACTATCTCTTATAGAAGAGAGATATATGTGATTCTAGCACATCAAAACCAGATAATATATAATAAAATAAATCTTATGAACAACATACCTACACGTAGAGAACGCAGAGCTGCGATGAAATATCAAGGCATCTTAAAAATGAAAAGTGAATTATCATTTAAGAAGTGGTGTGAATTTACTTCAAATACAATAAAAGCCGGTAAAGAGATTTTTGAAGCAAACAGAGATCGTATGGAGAAATCAATCGGTGAACAACTTGAAGCCATTGAGGCTAAGTTAATTGTAACATGGAGGGATATGGGTTACACTGATTCTGAAATTGAACAGCTAAGAGAAGCAAATGCAATCTTAACTGTAAGAGATATGAATACATGGCAGACTGATAAAAAGGTTGCTAGAAAAATTATAAAAGAAGCTCATCAAGCACTATTAAGCAGATCAAATGGTTAAGATAGTTTTGGAACCTGCCAGTAATGGCGTTATAAAAAGAGTCGTTGATGATAACCGAGGTGGGGGCCATGAGCAATGGACCTCTACCGAAGTTTATGAATCAGATGATGATAAGCAAGAATACATCATGCGATTCTTTTTTGATTTATGCGAGGATTTAGGAATGAATCTTGGCAGTAAGTTCGGTAAGGATGTCATTACTATCAGAACAGAATGGGGCAGCCATTTTGAACCATCGGAAGAAGAAATCAATTCCAAGATTAAAGAGCTTGAAGCCGAGCTTCAGTCCCTTAAAGAATGGAAGAAGTCTTAGAATTTTCTTTTGTTTACTCTAAAGATGCAGTAAAGATAAAAGGTTTCATTGACGCGATACCTCGTAACATTGAGTGCATTAATTACATTGACATTTATAATAAGCTTGCAAAAAATGATTACTTTCAATCAGAGCCATCTGATGCTGTAGTTTCATCTTATCTGATGAGACAGCTTCAAACAATTTTAAGTAGGAGCACCACTAGGAATCTTTATTATGTTTTGGGCAGTCCGGAGAGGGATGTCATTTGTGGTGTACAATCGTATGTAAAGACTTTAACCGATAGAGATATCATATTTAAGATTTATCATACACCTGAAGTTTCATTAAACGGAATGAGAAAACTGTTTGATGAAGCTGTTCAGTTTGAAATTGATTATTAATGAAAGCACACAGGATTTTTACTAAAGGGCAAATTGTCTATTCTTTATTGTCATCGCATAATAGACCAAATGTCCTGTTGCCAGTAAAGGGATTGATTGTTGATACTGCATGGGATCCTGTCAATCCTCTCTATAAGATAAAGATTATCAAGATGTACGATAATATGAAATTCTTAAAGACATATTTTTTTGATATGAACTTTAGATATGAATTTGATAATCGTGCTAGAAAAATGCCTCTTAAGAAAGAAGACTTTAAAACAACCAGATCTCTTGAGGAGAGATTTAATCTAGAGGACATGGAGAGATTCTATGTTATTGTAGAATCTGTTATGTGTACAAAGACAAAGGTCGATTTAGAACAACTGTTTGAAAAGGTTCAATTTTATATCATTTCAAAGAACCTTAAAGAAATAAGGGAAAATGCAGTTAGACCTTTTCTTAAAGGATCATTTTCTCTGGATAGTACTCAGGAATTTGATAATAGGTTTAAGAAAGGCTGGGCCGATAAATTTGAAAGGTCCAAAATAGATATTAACAAGTATCTAGCCAGCCTCAATTAAATATATAGAAAAAATAGATAACCTAACGTGGGTAGAACAAACATTTTGGGGCTCAACGGCGCCTCACCTCCTAATCCTAATTCAAATCAAGCAACTCCACTCGGGGTCTTTGGTGGTGATTCCAGAGGTTTTGCTAGTGATGTATTAACTGAGGCTACAAAAAACTTTTATGTTGAACGTGCTGTTGGCGATGCATATACGGTGCCAAAAGGAATGGGCGAAACTATGATTCCTAGATCCCTTTTTAATGAATATGCACTATTTAATTACAGGGGCTTATACGGGGGATTAACGGGTGATATTTTTGCTGATTTTATGGATCGACCTAATGATCCTACTTCTTCCAATACATCCCCTAATAGATTGATGGGTGGGTATGATGCTAGACACATTTCGGTTTCTAAGATAATTTCATTCTTTGATCAACATTATCCTAAAATTGGGTATAAGGCTGCTGACTTTCTTTATCTTAAATATTATAAACAAATACCGGTAAATCATCTTATTACTTTAAGAAGATTTCCAATGCCAGTAAATGATAACATATTTGATTTAACTGTTAGACCTGGAACAGAGGAAGGGGAAACACTTATAATAGAATCTGTTGATGCTACTCAGGTTGCGGGTGTTACTGCGGTAACTTATTTAGGTGAAACTGCAGGTAATAAACTAGATGACATTCTTAAGTTTTCTTATGGGCTATCATGGAAGGATATAACAACAGATATGGAGAGTGTACAGAGTAGCGATGGTGGCTATACACAACAGCCATTCTATGATAAGTTACCTAATGTTGGAAAGGCTGCAGCTGATGCATTTAAAGGAATCAGTGCTGGTCAAAAATTTAGAAGACAGCAGTATGCAGATGGTACTGATCGCTTTGGTACTACTTATGCAAATTTTGTCATAGGGCCAGTTAATGTTGTTAATCAAACTAATGTTAGAGATAGAGGAATTAAATTTAGTAATGATATTAAGCTTAATTTTGAATATGAGCTCAAATCACTAAACTATGTTAATCCTAAAATTGCAATGATTGACATTATAAGTAATATGTTAACCATGTCAACAAATAACGGACAATGGTTTGGTGGTGGCCATAGATATTATGGAGCATCAGGATATGTTGCTAGTCAATTCGGTGATATTGCTAAATTAAGAAACGGCGATTTTGCTGGGTATATAGGAAGTGTCGTAAAAGATGTTGATAACGGCTTTAAGAAGGTGTTTGGTGGAGGAAATGGAAATTTTAATTTAGAAAATGGAATTGAAGGAATCATAAAGGTTGGTAAAACTTTATTAGGAAATATGCTAGGTGGATTTCTTAGTGAGAATGTTGGGGCGGTAAGCGGTGTTCAGGCAACAAAGGCCATGGTCAGTGGAGAGCCTACAGGCGATTGGCATCTTACCGTAGGTAACCCTCTTAATCCTATAGTTATGATGGGTAACATGTACTGTGATAATGCTACTATGACATTAGGGCAAGGATTAGGAATTGATGATTTTCCAATGGAAGTTAAATTTGAAGTAGATCTTAAACATGGTAAGCCTAGAGATAAAGGTGATATAGAAAATATGTTTAACGGTGGGCGTGGCAGAATATATGCATCCGCTGCAAATACCAAAGACATTTTAAACCTAAGAGGTGTTGATGTTGCAACAATGGGTGCAATTAAGACCGGAACGGTTAAATTGGAAAAAACGCAATCAGGTGCACAGGCTGGTGATGTAAAGAATAAAGACATTGGAAACCTTTCAAAAGATAAAAAAGGTACACCAAAAACAAATCCGGCGCAACCTAATGTTGATCCAGGAAGTTATGTAGAAAATGTAATATCAATGATAATTGATTCATAAAAAGATAATTAGATGAACATAAAATCATTAACACTTAAAAATAGTTTAGTAGATGAAAGGACTGGCGAATTCTATTATGATTTGACAGCTCCTTCATTTATCTATGATTCAGACTTAGGTATCAGATCATTACATTATGTGATGCCAGATCAAGTTGGGAGAATTGATAAAATATCTGTTCTTTATTTTGGTACCGGTGAATACATAGATGCAATATGTGTAGTTAATGGTATCTTTAATCCATTTTCAGTACAAGAAGGGGATATATTAGTTATACCTAATTTGACAAGGGAAGATTTAGTTTATCAAAGACCAAATCCTGCTTCACGCCCCACTACACCACAATTACCATACATAGATACTGGAAGACAAAGCGAAAAAGATCAATCAAGAATACAAAGATTGGCTAAAAAAGCACAAGGAAGATCTGCTGGTGTAACAACACCATTGCCTCCTAATATGTTACAGCCTGGAGAGGTGGCAAAGGTTTATGAAGCAGGTCAGATTAAGCTAGGTGCAAATTTACCTTCAAGAAACACCTTTATTAATTCAAACGATCAAACCATATCTAATAAGTAATGTCAGCAGTTGAAAGAAACATATTATCAATTGTCAAGCCTACTATTGTATTGGATGAATTAGCTATTATTGATGTAGAAAGTGGTACTGACAACTCAGATGGATCTGCTATTAAAGAACCGCTATCTAAGTTTAGTACGATATTACCTATCATCAGAGTAAACCAATATGACATCGGTGATGGCAGGCTAAATATGTTTGAACTAGATTGTACCGGATTTTATCCAACCTGTAGATTTTCTTTTTTTGATATAGATGGTTTATTTACCGCTAGGCATTATCCAAAGGACGGTGATATTATTCAGGTCTATATAAGATCTGCCGGCGATGAAACCACTTTTAAACCTATTAGAATTGATTTTACAGTTGAAAATATTAAACCTCTTGGGGGTGGCGGTTCAACAAATAGTTCAAGCCAATTAATGATAGAAGGCAGAATGAATGTTCCTAATCTTTTTACTGAAAAGGTTGAATATAAAAATGCTACAAGTTGGAATGCTTTATTGGAAATAGCAGAAGGATTAAAGTTAGGATATGCATCAAACATCGAAGACACTGTAGATCAACAAGTTTGGACTAATCCTTATGATACATCAGAAAAATTTATTCGTGACATTACTTCTAATGCATATCTTGATGATGACTCGTTTTTAACAACATATATAGACCCTTATTATAATCTAACACTAGTTGAAGTTAATAGAATGTTCAATATGACTGATACTGATCTTGAGGCTTCTCTTATGTATTCACGAAACGCAGGCGACACTATGGGTTCATCTCCTGAAAAATCAGAATATCCATTTCCTAACTTGCTAAGTAATATGATGCAAATGCAAGGTACTGCAGGATACATTTCGATGTATCAGCAAATTAATAAGAGCGGTCAGGTAAGTAAAGATAATGGGTATAGAAGATATACACAATACTGGGATTTAAACACCAGAGAATTCATAAATGAATTTGTAGATCCTTTGACTGATAATACACCTGGAATGGTTCCAGCAACAAGAGGACGGATATTACCAAACGGAGAACCCGAAGGACCTGTAAAAGATCAGATTAAATATAAATACTTAGGAACTCAAGGTGATAATGTTCACCCACAATACTCTTACAGTGCAATTCTTAATTTTCAAAATCTTGCCGAAATAGAAAAATTTGGAATGGTTTTAGAACTTGATACGGTTAATCCTGCAATATCTAGGTACACTAGGATATATTGTCAAATTTTTGAATTTGCTTCAAATGTTAAAAGTGTCTTAATGGCATCTACCGATGATGAAAATGCTCCAAATGGAGCTCAAAAGAGACAAGAAAGAAAAGATAATGCAGGAAATGACGCATCATCAGAAAATGGTGTTCTTAACGAGTATTTAACAGGTTTTTATGTTATTACCGGGATTGAATACTTTTTAGTTAAGCCGGGTGGTTTAAGACAACGTTTACATTTAAGAAGAAGAGAAGTGGTACCAAGTACCTAAAATAAATAAAATAAAGGTGCCTAATGCCAATTTCAGAATCGTATAATATTAAGAATGATCCTGCTATTAACCCTTTTAGAAGAAGGACTACTAGTAACACGGATATCATTAAGAGATTTGTTACCCCGCAGACTTCGGTTAGTGGTAGTGGAAATGGTGTGACCTCATTAGATGATCCAACCTTTCTTGGGTTTTCATTAAGATTTGATATATCAAGTCCTCTATTTAACGGAGCAACTAACGGCGAGCCACAGGCACCACCTGTTGAAGATACACTATTAGGACAGGTTGGTGGGGCTTTAGGATTAACTACACCTGCACCAGAACCTGCCGGTAACGGTGGCTTAACAGCTTCTGGGCAATCCGCGGTTGGATATCTTAATGCAATAAGTGAGGCGACTAGAGCATCTTATCTTAAATCATTTATACAAGGATTACGTGAAGTTAATCAATTTAGACCTTATTATTGGCAGACAATAGAAGGCTTAACCGATGCTTGGTCTAATTCAAATAATATGCTTGATCCTTTTAATGGTACCAAAGATGAAGAAGGCATAGCCATAGGATGTCTTGAAGCAATAGATCTTAAGATAAGTGCATTATTCAATTTATATAGAGCAGCTGTTTTAGATAATCAATACAATAGATTTGTACTTCCCAGAAACTTAATGTACTTTGATGTTTATGTTGATGTTTATGAAATACGAAACTTTAAATCTTCTATTTCATTTTTAGAAAAAATTAATTCTGCTAAGAATAACTTTGGTTTAGCACAAACAGATGTAGATCGTTTCTTAAATGAAAATACATCTAGAATAACTTTTAAGTTTTCTGATTGTACCTGGTTAATTAATGAAAGTGGAAAAATATTTGAAAAGGTAACCAATGCTGGTGGCAATGAGATGGCTGCAACTTCAATGAAATGGAATTATAAGAGAATTGAACTCCAGTCCGAATTTTCAGGTTATGACCAAAGCCTAGCTGATAGCCAAACAAACCAACCAAAAGGTAATCTTAGAGATTTTGTTAAAAATGCTGCAACCCAAGCCGCACAAAATGCAGTAAATTCTGCATTAGAAAGAGCAAGGCAAGCAGCCGCTGCGCAAGTTCAAGGACTGCTTCTTGGTAATGTATTTGGTTTAAGAAACCAAGTTTTCTCTGCATTACAAAATCCAGGTGCATTACAGGCTGCACTGGCCGGTGCTGGTCAAATCATTGGAAATATTCTTGATAGAAGAAATGCTTCTGGTCCAAGACTAGGTGATAACCCATTAGGTAATCCACCTGCTATTCCTTCGTCATTACCTTCTGAAAATCTTTTTCCTAATGATGGAAGTAATTATAGTGAATTGGCTTCATCTAATATTTTTGGACCTGGTCCTTCAGGACCACCTCCATTAGAACCTACAAATGTATTTGGATAATGGGAAGATTAACTACAAAGGATTTAAGAGCTGACAATTTAACAGGTACACAATGGGTCGGAATAGTTGAAGATAATGAAGATGAACTATTTGAAGGCCGTTGTCGTATTCGTATTTATGCGAAGATGGATCAACGAGTTGATCCAGCAGATCCTACTAGCGATTTTGTTTTACCTACCGATGCCTTACCATGGGCAAGACCGTCTGTAAGTTCATCAGGTGGAAGTAATAGCGGAAGTGGTACTTTTTCTGTTCCTAAGATAGGTACGGTGCTAAGAGTAACCTTTGATAACGGAAATTACTATTCTCCAGTTTATCATGAAAGTTTATACCCATCAGATGAGGTAAAGGCCGAAATACAAAATTCATATCAAAATTCTCATGTATTAATTTATGATACTGCATTTGGTTTGACCGGTGGCGGTAATGAAGAAATTACAAATGAGAGAGAAGGTGAAAGTATAAAGGTATTCTTTACTGAGGAAAAAGGATTAATGATGGATTATACGACTGCAGCTGGTCCAACTACGGTTAATATTAAACCAGATAATTCGGTTGAAATCATTAATGCAAATGGTGATAAGATTGTTATGTTAAATGATGGAAACATTACATTTACTCATTCTGCGAAATTCATAATCAATAGTACCGATAATACAGAAATCAATTGTAAAGATGCAATCATTAACTGTGAAAATATGGTTGTTAATCATTCATCATCAATTGAGTTAGGCCAAGGTGCTAGTGAAAAGCTTGTATTAGGTGATTCATTTTTGAAATTATTCAATCAGCATACACATATTGGTAACTTAGGTGCTCCTACAAGTCCGCCTATTGTACCAATGACACCTGCACAACATTTAAGTAAAAAACAAGTTAAAACAAAATAAGACATGCCTTTAGTACAACCTACATTAAATCTTGCATTAGAACAGGCATTTGATAAAGCGATGTTTGTCTTTGCTGAAACTATTGCAAATAGTCCGCAAGGAACTGATGTTGCTGATAAAGCAAGAAAGGCTGCAGCCAAAACCTTTGCTACCATAGCAACTCCTGCTATTGATCTTTATATTAAATCTGCAACTATTACAATACCGCCAGGACAAGTGGTTTCATCTGTTGGTCCAACTGGTCCGGTATTAGGTGCGACAACAGTACCATCGCCTCCAGCAATTATTATTTAAACAAATCTATATATGCTAGGTATAAATATTGTAAATTTAGCAATAGGGATATATAATCTATAGTTAACCTTTTAACAAAAAGTAAATGATCGAACAAGAAATTACAATTAGGGTCAGTGATGATCCATTTGACACAAAAACATTCAAAGTTAGAGTACCTAAAGGAACAAAAATTTTATGTACAGAACCTTATGCAATTGAAGCGTTAGCTCAATATGGCTTAATGGAATCTGTTGAGGATCAAATCAAATTATGTGAAACTCGACAGTCATATAGTACAGAAGGTTCAATTATTTCCATAACAAAAGATAAAGATGGAAATAAGATAAGTGCATTAATTGATATTGGTACAAAGTATACTGCTTCATGTTCTTTAATTAAAGAGCCTAAATCAATTCTTGACCAACTTGAAGTTGGTATGATTGTTAATGTTAAGATTAAGTCAGGCGCTCATGGTATAATTACTGCTTCAATATCTGATGCTATAGATGAAGTTAAGACCAATGAAATCATGAAATCTATTGGTGATAAGACCGTTGGATTTACCGGTAAGATCACTGAACTTATTCATGGTGGCTACTGGGTTGAGGTAGGTGGTATAAAATGCTTTATGCCAGGATCATTGGCCGGCCTTAATAAATTACATAATTTTGAATCTTTAGTTGGCCAGGAACTTATTGTTATGCCAATATCATTCTCTGATGAAAAGAATACCATTATTGTATCTCACCGAGCATATCTTAAGACATTAATTCCTTCAGCACTCGATGATTTACGAGAAAATGTTAAACAACCTATAACTGGTTTTGTGACCGGTACAACTAAGTTTGGTGTATTTGCCGAATTTAATAAATGCTTAACTGGATTAATTCCTGATACTGTATTGGATGATACAACTCGTCAACTGTTTGAAAGGGACGGCATTAAGCCAGGTGATAGTATATCTTTCTGGGTACAGGAAATAGTTTCCGATAAGAAAATAATTTTAACGCAACAAGGACCTCGTGAAGATATTTGGGATGATGCCGCTGAAAAATATAAGCCAATGATGGTAACATCAGGCACCGTTACCAAGGTTACTAAGTATGGTGCATTTGTTGAATTAGAAAAAGGTATTAGCGGGTTAATTCATAAAACCAAGTTAAAGGATACTCCGATTAATAGAGGTGATAAAGTTAATATCAAAATCTTAAGTATTAGTCCAAGCGATAGAAAGATTGCAATGTCATTAATTGACTAACCGTTTTGTGGTTGGAATATATAAACAAATTAGATAGTGAATGTATTCCAACGAACAACTTAATGCAATTTACTCTTCAAAAATAGGGTTTGAATTTGAATTCTTTGCTAATGAAGATATTCAAAAAGCAAAGGAAAGTGTTGCAAATGCTCTTAATAAGAAGGTTAGGATAGAGGAAAAAGCTCATAGCGATTTTGCTCCAACTGCTGATGTTTTTAAGATGGAACCTGATAATTCAGGTGGAACCGGCATGATAGAACTCGTGACCGGTTCTTTACCTTTTGTTGAGTCTAAACTTATCTTAGCAAAAATGCTAAAGTGGATAAGAGAAAATGGCTCAACTAATGATAGATGTTCAATTCACGTTAACATTTCATTTGATGGTAAAAAGTTAGGACCTACTGCAAATATGACAAAACTTGATATTGGCAAGTTTGTTCTTAACTTTGATGAAGATAAAGTATATGAAGCTTTTCCTAATAGAAAGGATTCTGTTTATGCTAAGTCTATTAAGTTTATAGTACCTCTTAGTGGTATGACACAGCCTTCGCCTGAAAGAGCTCTTTGGAAAAACTATATGTTTGTAAATGAAAAATATTATGGCATAAATTTTACAAAGATTCCTAAAGGCTATATTGAATTTCGTTACCTTGGAGGAGCAGACTATGAAAAGAAGTATTCTACCATTTTATCAATGATGGAACATTTTATTACTTCACTATATGAAACTCTTGATAACCCGGGGTACAGCCCAGAAGATATTAAAAGACTAAACCTGGTTTTAGAAAAGCATAGAGGTGTTGTTCAATCATATAAGACCTATGAAAAGTTTAAGGAAGTATATCCTAACATAACATTATTGGTTGATCTTCAGTCTTCTAAGCAAATAGTTCAAATGTACTATCCAAAGATAAGAGATAAGGTTTTTGAATTGTTGACTAAAGCTGATATGGATAGCGGTCTAATTAATTATGATTCTGATACAGGAAAGATGCAAATTAAAGATGCCGATCTTAAAAGATGTTTTGAGATCACCGGTGTTGATATTGTAGAATGTAAAGTAAAAGGAAACATAAAAGGCTGCGATATCTTTGATTCTGAAATACATGATGCTTCTCTATTTGAATCAAATGTATTTGGTGGAAGTACCGTTACTGGTTGTAAAGTTGAGGATTCATATGTTAGTAGAAATGTAATTGTTGATAACTGCTATGTGTTTGGACATAGAGGAGTATTTAGCGGTGAAATGGTTGGTGGTATCTTTAGACAAGGTAGAGCCACAAAGTTTGCTTCCTTTTCTGAATCAACTGAGGTAATTGAAGTTGAAAAAATTGATTAAAGAATATGTCTTACGTAAATTGTTCTGACCCGCATACACAGGCCTGTTTAGATGCATTAATTAAAGAAATTAATGATGATCTAACTATAGGCTGTCAAATACCCTTTACAGTTCCTAAGAATGAACTGGCCAGAATTATCAATCGTGCAAAGGATTACTTTTATAAAATATATGAAGACAGTGTAGAGGAAATGTATATTGCTTTACCTGCTACTGCATGGCAAAAAAGAGATTTTAATAAAGGCATTGATGACTCAAGCGATACTTTATCAAGTGCTAATGTAAATAGTACAAGAGGTATTGTACAAATGCCATCGACGGTATATTCAGTGAATAATGTTTTTGAATGGAACGGGTTTGGTGGAGAAGATGGTGGATTTGGAAATAACTCTTTTTCTGCAGGTGATATAGATTTTTCAATTGATAAGTTTATCTATTCTGATACTTATGGTGCTGGAATAGGCTCAGAGAATCTCATGTATTATGTTATTAATTCAAGCTTTATTGATACTGCACGCCAGGTATTACTTCCACAAATTTCATATTCATATAATAGGTTAACTCATAAGTTTAGATTCCAAGGAGAATTGCCAACCCATGCATGTATATTCCAGGTATATAACACAATTCCTGATTGTGCTTTATATCAAGATGAAATGTTTATTAGATATTGTATAGCCAAGGCAAAAATGCAATTAGCTAGAATATTAGGAACATTCTCATTTAATTTACCCGGTAACATTACTATAAACTATGATATGATAGCATCAGAAGGTAAAGACGAAATAGATGCAATCATCGAAGAGATTAAAGGCGATGAAGGGGTTGACTACTTTTATACTGGCTAATTTATATTATAAGACCGGTAAATTTTTAAGAGAATATATATTAAAAGAATATTCTCTATGATCAACGATATTTATAGTAGAGGCCCAGCCGAGAATAAGTATACGCCAAATATTATTGACGTAACTGATGGCTTGTCTCAACTAATATTGAAAATAGAAAATGTTCTTTTTACAAGAAAGGGTGACGTTTTAGGTGTACCTGATTTTGGATGTAATCTTGAAGATTTACTGTTTTCAATAGTTCTAAATGAAGCAGTAATTGAACAGAGAATTGCTTCTCAAATTCAGGCATACTGTTTACCCGATGATAATTTATTTGGGATTAATGTCAGAGTATCTTTTTTTAACACTGAAGGTAGAAACGGTGCTCTTGTTGATATCTATATAAATGAACAAAGAGTAATTGGAGCACTTTTCTAAAAATAGTATAATAAATGTCATTCTTTAGTAAAACGAGATTAAAGGCAAGCCAACTGTTCTATGATGCATTTGAATTTTTGCAAAGAACATATGACCAGGCCGCTGAAGTTTTTACACCAGCTTCTCCATTTGGACAGCTATTAACGGTTGTTGCCAATTTAGGTGAAATGATTTTTTATTACATTGAAGCAGTTGCAACCGAGCTTAATATTACTAGGGCTAGAAACATTGAATCAATTTATGGTCTTTCTAGATTAACTGGTCATGATCCTACTAGAGGAATATCTGCGCAAGGCGTTATTGGTTTAAGACTTAATACTAAAGCAGGAAACTTATTCAGTGGAGATTATGTACAAATCTTAAATGGTGCTAAATTGGAAGTCGGTCAAAATGGCTTAACTTACTTTATTAAATTTGATAGTGACTACATAAGACTCGAAAAAACTAATAAGCAATTCATTAATGTTGAATTAATCCAAGGCCAAATTGAAACACAAACCTTTACAGGTTCTGGTCTTCCTTTGCAAAGTTACAATTTAACTACAAAGGAACCAACTGACCAATACATGGTAACTGTAACTGTTGATGGCGAGATGTGGAAGAAGGTTGATTCATTATATGATATGGGTCCTGGTCATAAAGACTTTATGTGTAAGACTAGTGTTAATGGCGGTTTAAGTATCTTTTTTGGAAATAATCAATTTGGCTATTTACCTCCACTAGGTTCTATTATCACAGTAACATATGTTAAGACTAGGGGATCTACTGGAAACATTGGTGGTAAAAATCTCGATATTAAATTTGTTGATCCTGGTACTGATTATTTAGGGCAAGAGGTTGATCTAAATGAAGTCTTATCTCTTAATATTGTAAGAAACCCTAATTTTGGTTCAGACAGTGAAGACCCTGCGTTTACCCGTCTTATTGCGCCGTATCAGAGTAATTCATTTGTTTTGGCAAATCCTAATAACTACATTTACTATTTAAGTAAGTATGATTCATTTTCATTTGTAGATGCATATAATACTAAAGATGATCAATATGTAAGTGATGATAATATCATTTACCTATTCTTAATTCCTGACATTAATAAGAAGATCACAAGTGATAAGGATTACTTTAATGTTCCTCTTGAAGAGTTTACATTAACTGAGGATGAAAAGAATCAGGTATATGAAATCTTAAATAAGAGTGGCCGTCAGGTTGTTACCGCTGAGGTTAGAATAAATGATCCTATTGTTAAAAAGTATGCAATTAATATTGTAACCCGTTGGATAGAAGGATATGATAAAGATCAATTGGTCACAGCAATTAGAAGTACATTAAATGATTACTTCTTAAAAGTAAACAGAAGAGATAGAATACCTAGATCTGATTTAATTTCATTAATAGAAGATATTCCAGGAATTGATTCTGTTAATGTATTCTTTATCTCTGAAGAGAATGAAAATGCAATTAGAAACGGTTTCTATTTTGTTCCGGTTTATGGTGTTGATCCAGCAACCGATCAAAGAGTTCTGATTGAGAATAAGAAAATAGTTTTAATTGAAGGTGAAGATCCTCAATTAGGATTGGATGAATTTGGAGATATCATTATAGGATCTGATGATATAGCTGTTATAAGAGGTGGATGGCAAGATCGTAATGGAACATATTTTGAAGAAACACCAGTTAAGAACGGAATTGGTTCTCTTAATGTATTCTTTAAGAATGTTACTGCTGCTAATCTTTATAATAAAACTCAGCAAGAAAGGTTTAATGAACTTAAGAGAAATAAGGGAACCACTATTGCTACAAGTAATAATGCAAGAGCAACTAATACCGGTAGACTTTTAGATAACAGTACACAGAAAGTAATTAAGAATTTATAATGAACGAGTTAACAGAAAAAAGAAGAGGTTTTGAAAGTCCGTATAAAACGGCATATGAGGAAGGCTGGGAATTAAAGAACACCGGCTTTGACTATAGCGAATCTTTGTTGGAGAAAACCTTATCACCTTATATGTTTGGTAATGAAAGACTTGCAAACTTTATCATAGGACACTTAAACGGTATTATGGTTTTCTTTATTAATAAGGTTAAGTTTCTAAGAATCTATTACAATTTTGCAGTACCTAAAGACTATCAAAAAATAAATTAAGATGAATCGCTGGAGTCATATATACTTTTTTGATAAGAACGGCAAGTATTATAATTTTGATTATGATCAAACTAATGATATTTGGACCGGCAATATTTACTTACCTGAAGTTTCTACTGGACTTTTTGAGGTAGGCCAATTGTTTATCTTACAGGAATTTATTGATGCTACTACCGGTCTTAAGAAATTTGGATATCCACATTCATATGAGCCTCATCCTATAACAGGGCAAACAGGTTTTACTGGACAAGGAAACACTGGAACTTGTGATTGGTTAGCTGAATGGGAAACAACAGACCCTGAGGCAATCTTCTTATTTCAGTTTGATGAAAATTTTGTAACTGGTACAAATTCTGCATTAAGTATAGAAGTTGCAGGACCGCCATTGGTTAAGTATGATCAAATTGCTATTCCTTTAGATTATGATCCTCTGCAGACTGTTGATTCTGAAGACTATGTTGTAACAAATGACATTAGACCGCAGGTTCTTCAGATTAACTTTACTATAAACTCGGAGGAAGAAGATACTTTTAAAAGAACTCTAATCATTAGAGATGAATGCACAGGTACTGACGTTGCAAAGATAACGGTATTTGGCGAGACAATCGGTGAAGATGAACGTCTTAGAACTATGACCGAAAACTTTGGTTATAACATTGCTCTTAATGATACACATATCTTTAGGGATACAAATATCTATGAACAAAAACCTGACTTTATTGAATTAAACCGAAAGAGAAAAGAGCTTATGATGGAAGGTCATAACATTTATCCTTTTATTGGTTCTTACAAAGGTCTTATTAATGCAATTAACTTTTTTGGTTATAATAATCTACAGGTTAAAGAGTTCTGGAAAAACATTAATAAGTCTTCTCCTAGATATGGCAAGTATATTCAATCTAATGCTATAAACCTATTTGATCCTGAGGTTAATTATAATGATATGACAATAACTCTTCCTAATAAAAACTTTAGGAAGACCAATATGTTTAGCTTAATCTATAAGATTAATCAGGTTAAGAATGGCTTTTATGATGAGGATGATCTTCCACAAACAGAGGAGGTATTTGACTATACCTTAGAGGAAGTACTTATTAAGCTATTTGGGCTTAAGAGAAAATTAGAAAAAGAATTCTTACCTCTTAATGCTCATATTAAGGATATCACTGGTGAAGCTGACTTTTTTGGATTGGCTGAACTTACCAATACTATAAGCAGAAATGATAAAAGAAATATTGATGTAGGTATTGCTGCTAACTTTAAGGTTAGTCCTGAAGGATGTTCATATCTAGAGGATCTTAGAAGCTTTGCGGATTTTTGCTATCAGCAGGAAGGCATTGTTGGTCAAGCAATAGTTAACTTCTGTAATGCTTATGTAGCCCCACTCTTAGCATATAGTACCTCTGGTGGTGGATCTGGTAGTGGAGGAAGTAATATACAGACATATAGAAACCTTGTAGTAGGACCATATAATCCTGGTGATCAATTACCTAGTCCTCCGATTGGACCTGATCCTAATAGTATTTTAGGTTCACCTTTTGGTGCTCAGATTTTTTCTATTGCTGATATTGCTAATGTATATGCTTCATATTTTACTAGATATTCACCGAGTGCCAATGGTGTATTACCTGATAAACCTGATGTACCAGTAGGATCTTTAGTTATATTAGAAAATACTTCATTTGGAAACTTAACATGGAATAACATTGATATGACATGGAACCAGGTTTCAAATGCAAATACATTTCATACATTTGATTTTGATCCACAGGGTGCAAATGTTGGAGATGAATTTAGAATATATGATCCTGTAACCGGATCACAAGCTTCATATGTAGTCCAACCTGGTGACACCGATAACACAGTAACAACTGCACTCTATAACCAATTAGTTGCATTAAAGAATAGTTTTGTATCTCCTTGGTTATTTTTTGATATTAGCCAAGTTACATTAACCAGTGGAACTGCCATAAGACTTTATGGAAGTAATACGCAAAACATTCAAGTTGAAGTTATTCGTACCCCAGTTAGCGGAGCAGTATTCTTTAAGTTTGATAATCCTGGAGAAATCTTATATACTTGGAATAGCATACAGAGATCAAACTTTAGTGAAATTGAATGGACGGTTTATAAAGAAGAGACTGAGTCATCTCCTGAATACTTCTTTACAATTAGAGGTCCTATCAATGTTTATAACAGCCTTCCTATAACATTACCTTATGTTGGTAGTTATAATGTTGAAATGAAACTGTTTGATCTTTACAATAACATTTCTTCAATAATAAAAACTGATGTTATTGATATTTGTAGTAAGGAGGTTGAATATTCAGGCTGGTATCAGGCTAGAAAATATGAATACACTTGGTTAACAGATGGTAAGTGGAAATGGAACGAATATGGTTCTACATGGAACCTTCCAATTGAGCCTAGCGTAACATGGGATGAAGAAACTCCTAGTTTATACGATTCTCTTGATAGAGTTAATGCAATACTTAATAATTTTGGATTAGGTGTATCTCCTAACTTTAGACTATTAAATTACCAAGATAATGGTAACACTAGTTTTGTAGGACCTTATTATTGGGATAACTTAACAAAAGGAAACTGGAATGATACCTATCATCTATGGTGGGATCTAACTTCAATTACCGGTGATACTCCTGCATTCTTTCAATTTAAAGAAATATCAACTTTCTCATATCTTAGAATAGTTGATCGTAAAGGTGATATAGGTACTTTCTATTTTGATCCAACTATTACAACATTATCTCAAGCAGCTTCTAAACTTAATTTAAGTAATGATCCTATAATTAATAAGTACATTTACAATGTTGTACTTGATGCAACAAATAATGAGAAGTTTATACAGGCAGTTTCACGTTACTTTGGTAAGTATGGTGATTGGCAAGATGTTGATATCGTTGATGTAAATGGAAACAGGATATGTGCATCAACCGGAAGTACACCTACTGGTGTTACTGGAAATACTGGTGTTACTGGAATAACCGGAAATACTGGTTCAACTGGAACTGGATGTGAAAGCTTAATCTATAGAAAAGGTTTACATAGATCAAGTAATCCTACATGGGATACTGCTAGATTTATTAATGAAGGGAAAACACTTCCTAAAATGACATGGCTCATGTTTGTATATGATAAATGTAAAATAAATGGAAAAGGTAAACCTAAATGGACAATACGAAATACTTCTAATCCTAACACACCTGATATATATTTTGAAAGCAAGTACTTAACATACCTGTTTCAAGATCCCGGTAGATACGAGATAGGCTTAGAACTAACAGATTCTAATGGGAATAAATATAAAAAGGAAAGAAATATTCTAATCATAAAATAAGAAAAAAAAATGGCTATAAGCGTAACAGAAATTCTTGGAACCGATTCATTATCAGGATCAAGACTAGTTATTAATGATAACTTTAACATTCTTGCTAGCGAGATTAATGCGATGGAGGTTTACTTTAATCCAACCGCAGGAACATTAAATAACCTGGCTGATGTTAAGACAGAATCATTAAGAGTAGGTTTAAGTACAGTATTACTTGATATTAATGCTAGTACATTTAACATATTGACTAGAGTTAATATGAGCGGTAACCTTAACCTTAATGGTGCTGGGTTATTCAGAAATGATGTTGATCCACAAACACTTAATGATACTTTTTCTGGACCATCTCTAACAATTCAGGTTGGTACTAGTACAGCGATTCCACCTTACACTATTGAAAGAGTTGGTAATTCAAATACTGGATCTCCTCTTAACATTTTACTAAACGATGGTTCAATTGGTCAAGAAGTAATCTTTACTTATTCTGACTCTACAACCGGTTTAGTTTATATTAAGGGCGCAGTAAACCCACTTATTTTACCAGGTGCTACTACCCCAGCCCCAACTATTGAGTTAAGCGAGAAAGGTGAATCAGTACATTTACTTTGTATTGATGATGGAACCGGTAACGGCGAATGGTATGTAATCGGTGGAACTGGATATACAATCCTTTAATAAAAACTAATAAGCTATAGATGGCCACAACGCCTTTAATTAAAACGCCACAGGCAGACGGAGGAACTTTTTATACTTTCTCTTCAGCAGCAAGAGACCTCTCTAAGACTCTAAATAATGAGAACCTTAGACTGGTCTTTTCTAAGTTTGCTCTACTTAATATTCCAGATTTTGATAGATTGGATCCTTCTACTTTTAGTAGTTATCAAAACTATATGCAGTTTGATACTATTGATGGTATGATCCAAAATGGCGGACTAAAAGGCGATCCTAATGTTAACTGGGCAGAGAGTTTCCAAAACTATGCACTTAACCTAGAGGAATTAATTTTAAGTAATTCAGGTTATGATAATACAGTTAGAAGAACCGTTACTGAGCGCGTGTTCTTTAAATGGCTTAAAGAAACTGGAGCAATTCGTTTTAGAACTGCAACCACACTTGAAAAAAGTGGTTCAGTTGCAGGAAACCTATTTGTTGAGGAAGACGAAATAACAACAGGTAATGTTCAATACAGAAGAGTTGTTAAATATCTTGGAGAGATTGATATCGTAAATAATGTTGATAAAGCAGGTGAAGCTTATACAGAACTTTACATAAATGTTCCAACTGAGGTTGGTAATACTCCTACTATTTTATTTGATTCTGTATCTGATGCTAATTATCAACCAAGTCTAAAGATTCAAGGTTCTAGTGAATATATCTTAGGAAGAAATGTAAATACTATTCATCCTCAAGGTTTAGATATCTTTGCTTTTTATGATTATGATCAGGCCTTATTAGGCGGAGGACCTGCAGGTTATACCGATCCTAATGCAAACTGGATGAATGAAACAACTCCACCAAGTACAACTGATGCGTACTTTACTGAGCCTACAACATTTACCAATCCAGGAAACATTGATATTAGAAAATATCCAGCCGACTACGGAAGTCCTGCTGGGTTTAGTGGTTCTGCATATCGTAGAAGTAGACTTGATGGTATAAGTTTAGATTTTAATCCAACACATTACCAACAAATTGTAGAAGACCCTACAATTTCTTCCATTCCACAATTTAATGGCATTGATTTATCAAGCACATTTGAATTTAATGCAGTTCTTGTTTATTATGATTTAGTAGACTTAAGTAATTCTGCTAACACGGTTACTAACCTATATGGTATTTTGTTATTAGATAACATTACTCCAACAGTTGACGGCGGTTACATTCAAAGATATCCTAAATACAAACCTAACAGGGTTACTGGTCAAAACGGTAACAGTTATGGCTTTAAGATTAATCTTAGATTTGATGCATCACCTGGTACTGCCGGGATTGATACTATAATTAATGACTATAACACTTTCTCTATGGGTCTGTTTGTTGATGCTACTGCTCAACTTCAAGAATCTGCTAGAATATTCCAAAGACAGCAAATAGAATTAAGTTCATTAGAGCAAAGAGTACAAGGATTAGAAAATAGTATTGATGCAATATCAACTTCTAATTCATTACAAGCTCAAATTAATAGTTTACAACAGCAATTTAATAATGCTTCTATTTCTATGGCAAATGGAAGTACATTATTGGATTTAATTGCAAAAAATGCAGATGAAATCCAATCATTAGCTAATGGTAATGTTTCATCTACTTTACAATACAATACCGATGTATTAAGGGCTGGTCCTGGTATATCATTAAATAAGAACACACCTAATCAGGTTAGGGTTGATCAAGTTACTCAGCAATACATATTTATGATTCCGTTTGATGAAAACGGTAATGAGATTACTTCAACTAATCCTCTTGATCTAAATGTAATTTCGCCTAAAGTTTATACATCCTTAAACACGTTTACAAACATGTTAAGAGTAAGTACAGTAAATGCTGCTGGTGGAGATCTATTAATTTACATTGATGATTCTGACATTCAGTGGAAGACTGGGCAGGTTGTAAAACTTACATTTAACAATACATTAGATATCTCTTCAAAGAATATTAGAATTTACACAGATTCATTGAATAGGTTGAATCAAGGTGTTTATGGTGTAACTATTGGTGTAATTCCTAACAATGAAATTTCATCTAAACCTATCATTGAATTAATATGTACTGAACAGGGTGTACTTAATTTTGTGTATGACATTATCAAATAAATAATAAAAGTATCTAATTAAATGGCTGAACAAAATTCAATATCAACTTTATTACCTGAACTTTTAAGACTCTTTAACAATTCGTTAGAGAGCTTTGAGAGAGTGAATCAGGCAATCACATCAAGCCAAGAGTCAGTTACTATAAATATTCAAAACGAGGACGGTACATTATCTCGTTTAACAATACCGTCTTTTGGATTCTTAAAGAACTCAATTACCAGACTAGATAATAACATTAACACTATAACCAATGTAGGCGGTGGATCTAGTTCGGTTAGACTTGCAGATGGTACTTTTAGAAAATTGGTATTGGCAAAATTGCCATCCGAGGCCCCTAACCTAACATCTATAAATTCAGTAAATCAATTTAACATAAAGCCTAACTGGTTTTTTGAAGAGTTAATTAATCCTCTTCTCTATATTTCATTTGATTTAACCGGTCAGGTTCCTATTGATACAGAGAAGGCAATTATTCAAAGATACATTTTAGATACTAATACTCAGGCTAAAATACAGTTCTTTGAAAATAATTACAATGGAAGATCTGATGTAAACTACTTTACATTTCTTCAGCAAATTGTTGAAAGAAACATTGCTTATGTATTAGATGAAGCCGTAGTTGATCTTCCTCCAAGGAATAAAAGATATAGCGGAAACTTTAGTGTTACTAGGATATCGGATATTAATTTTACAGAGGAGATTAATGGTGTTTCTGTCACATCTCAGAAGAAATCATATAAGTTAAATAAGTTACTATATACAGATACTTTGGCTGACTTTGATGACACGATACAGCTAAAAGTAGGTGATAGTTTAGAGGTTGTTTCTAACCCGGTTGATACTCGATATATTGTTAAGAGTGTTGATTCTAGCACCAATTCAGTTATCCTTGATTTAGTAGAAGGTACTAAACCTATTCAAATTGGAGCTGATGTTCTTAAGATAGGTTCTGGCATTAACGATAATGTTCAAGTGGATGTTACAGTAGGCTTTAATGAGCGTTGTGTAGTATTCATTAAGCCGATTGATCCAGATTCTAAGATTCCTTCAATTAATTGGTCGCCTGGTGCAGGTTTTTATACAAATACATTGACTACTATTGCTTCTGATGGTACACAGCAAACATTAGCTGACTATTATCAAAAGTATGCTGTTGATTTTGGTAAGTTTCTATTATCATTCGCCCAGGATAAATTGCCAACAACAAGAGAAGGTTTAATTCCTAATGCACCTGCATTAGCTGCATCTGACTTTAAGGTTAAATTGGTAAATGGTCAAGTTACAAATGCTGATGCGGTTGTACAATTACAAGATCTTAATAATCAAAAGAATACATTAACATCAAGTCTAAAAGAATTAGATACTGCAATTTCACAGTATAGAACAAAGATTCAGACCACAAATTATAGTACTGATGTTGAAAGAGATGCTGATAAGAATGCTTTACAAGGTCTTATCACAGATAGAAGTACTCAGGCTGAATTATATGCTTCTATTGTAAAAGAGATAGATGCAAATAGTAAAGATAATTCTGTTGCAAGTATAACTCCTAAATATAGAGTAAGAGGATTCTGGGCAATGCCTGCAGAAAAATCTACACCAGCAACTGGCCCACAGGCAATTGTTAAGTTTAAGATTAGATATAGATATCTTTCTCAAGATGGCGCGGCCAACCCAGTTGATCAATTTACATTTGTTGATGGAAACGGTACCAGTCAAGGTGCATTTTCAAACTATGAAATAATTGACAGTGTATTACGTCCTAGATCAAAGAATCCAATTACTGGTCTTTATCAATGGGATACTATTAATAATGATAATGCTGACGCTGTAAATATTAATCAACTTGATATCCCTATTAGAAAAGGAGAAATTGTTGAAGTTCAGGTTAAGTCAATATCTGAAGCAGGTTGGCCATCTAATCCTTTGGAGAGTGATTGGTCAGATGCAGTTAGAATTGAATTTCCAGCAGACTTAAGTTCTGATAGTGCGGTAGAATCAATTCTTAATCAAAATAAACAAGACATTGCAAAAGTAAGTCTTGAAGAAAGTCTTAGAGCAAAAGGTATTGATCAACACTTAAGTAGTTCATTTACCGCAAACGAAAGATACTATGCTCACTCTGCTAGTGTAATTGCTTCCGGATTCTTATCTGAAAGCCAAACACCAGTTGACTTATTCTCTAAGTTGGTAGAAATGCAGGCAAGACTTGATGAGTTTTCTGAAATACTTAGAAATGCTGCAGGTGAATTGGTTGTTACTCTGATTGATGATCAAGGTAATACAATTAACATTAAGCGTAATTCATCAACCAAGGTTTTTGCTGGATTCTACTTTAATGAAGTTAAGGACTTGGATGATCCACGCGGCGCTATCGTTACAAAAACTTTCTTTATTAATTTATCTAATGCCGAACAAACAGGATTAAGATTAATTGCAAGGATTACTGGTTCTAGAACTCGAATGGTTAAGGAATCTGAAAATCCTGGTTATACTAATTCTGAGGCTGCAAATGGATCTGTTATTTTACCTGCAACATATTCTTGGTTAGATAACAGTTCAATAAACCAAAGTACAAATAGAGCTACATTTGAAACTACTGATAGTGATTATAACACAATTCGTAAATATGATCTTGTTCCGATTGTATTAAGTAATCCATCTGTAACTTCTACTAATAAGTACGGTCAGGATGTATCTTTATCGCCATTTCAGTCTGCACAGAATAAGAACCAATTTATTTACTCAAGATTTAAAGATGTTTCATCTGAGGAAACTTTTTACAGTTACATAAATCCTAATGATGGTTATACATTTAACCTAGATACTTGTGAAAACTTTTTCCTTAAAGATAACTTTTCATCAACAGTAACGGCTGGGCAATTTATCTGGGGTGGTGGCTTTGATGCATCGGGTAATCCTACTACAGCTGGATCATATGATTTACCACAGGGTGATAATAGTATAGAGGTACATATTAATCATCCTTGGATTGCTTCTTATGCTGCATATAGAGCTGCATACATTTATGCAACTGGTGATACTGCTACTTTACCTGCTACATTAACCAGTGCAATAGATTGTACTGCACCTACAGGTAACGGTACTGCTAGAGTTTTATTTAGACATTCTAAATTTATTCCTCTTGCATCAGATCAATTAAACGGTAAGCAACAGTCAATATATCTTAACGAAAATGTATCTGACCTGGTTACTCTATCTTCTACATTGATTAGTTTTAATACAGGACAAACTCTTCAAGCTAGTCCAACGTTAACATTTATACCTGCATTAAGTAACCCAGCAAACCCTAACTTTATTGATTATTCAAGAAATGTAAAAACTTCATTTGATACATTTGATCAATACTTATTAGGAAAGCAATCGTGTGGATCTTATTTATTCATATCAGCAGATGATCATGAAATGATTCAGGTAGATGGAGATTCTGTATTATCTAGTAAGGTTATACAATTTGGAAGTCAAAATTCCATAAACATTCCGATGGTATTCCAATATAGAATGACTGATTACTTTGGAACAGGTTCTGGTTCTACTGGAGGTTTAGGAAACATTGCTGGCGATTCTACTGGTGCAATTACTAATTTAACATATGCAAAGAAGATTGGATTTGATATTTGGCCAAATGCTGATAATGTTTATCAATATGACATTGAAGTATTTGCGAAATATAAATCTGACAATCTTAACGTAGACGTATTCCCATCTGTATCCGTTACAAAAGGACTTGGTGATTTGGAAAAAGTTATATCTCAACTTAGACCAAGTGTAGTAGAAACTAAGGTTAATAAAACCGTTAAGTCCGGTGGAGTTATTCAAGATGGTTTAACTAGAGGATCTGGACTACAAGATTTCTAATTAAGTTTGTTATCTGGTTTTTCGCTAATAGTTTAGTGAATAAATAAAAAAAGTGAAAATTAGATGGCAGAGCCTTTATTTGATAAAGCTTCGTATAGTTTAGTACGTACCAATCCAAAATTAACAGGGAATGTAAAACTCGTCTCAAATGGCGCAGATTTATATCTTGAGTCTTTTAGTGCAAATGATCAACTGTCATCTTCTAAATTTAAGGCATTTAAGATAGATGGCACTAGTACTTACGATCATGATGTTTTTAGATTTTTTAAGAATGGGACATTTCCTGCCGAGCTTGCATATCAAGTATTTCAAGAATTTCGTGACACTTCAGTTTTAGCTGAATATGGTGGGCAGTATGAAATGTTTTATTCATACGGTGCAAGATCAGTTTCATCCGAATCATACACAGAAGATTTAGGATTACTTGCACCTATTTGGCTTAATGAACAAATACCAAATTACTTTGTAGTATTTAGGTTAGATAATCCATCTGCTGTAAATAATTATGGAGCAGCTAATCAAAACGATGGCGAAACATTAGCACAAACCTCAGAAAAGTTTACACAATTTGTTTTAGAAAATTGTACGGCTATTAAGACGTTTGATTTAACCGAAACATCAACATTAGGATCGTATCTTAGAAGATATAGATCACAAGATGCATTTCCAAAGGCGCCCTTAACAGTAAGTTGGAGACAAGATGAGCCTATTACCTGGAATGGAATATCATATTTTAATGGTGGGTTTACCTCATCTGGTAGTTTTTCGTATACTGACCTTATTACAAAGGATGCATCAATAGTTCAAAATGAATATTACATAACACAAGGGTTTCAGAGAAACGGCGTATTATTAGCAAACCTAATTAATTTGGAGTTTTTATTTAGTGATACCGATGCTGATGATTATTCTATCAATAGATATTTTGGTTTATATGTAAACGAAATAGAAGAAGGGACATTTAAGATATCCGGTACAGGGTTTTACGAAAGTACAGAGAAAACACAGTTACCTAAAATAACCACTATTGAACAGATATCTCAATATCTTAATACTCCATTTAACATTACAAATGATAGAGGAGTTATGCTATATTTGGATCCTCAGTCGGTTAATACTGTTACAGGTTTACCTACCCCGTCAAGAGTTAAAGAAGTTGAATCTATTTTTTATGTTAAAGATAAAAATGATCAATTTCATACCGTCAAGAAAGGTTCTACATGGGGAGCAAATCAAATAAGATTGTTTGATAAGAAAATTGATATATCACGTTTAACTGGGTATGATGATCCTGATACTTTTGCAAATGCAGAAATAATTAGTAGATTGGGAAAAGCAACATCATACTTAAAAGTGATAGGTGAATTTCCTAATGGCTCTTCAATAACATTTTATGATGGCAATAATCAAATTGGGCAGGTATCGGCTAACGTTTCTTTAACGGCTGGGCCTGGTACATCTTTTGAAAGTTTCTTTAATCCAACAGGTACTCCTGCTGAAATTGCATCTGCAATCAATAAAGCAATAACATTTGGTATTAACCCAGAGTTTAGATATTTTGATTCTTCTATTAATGATTCAACCGTTTATCTGCAGTCAAGATTTGGTGGTAGCAGATTTAATAGACTAAAATTTGAAGTTTCATGGATTGAATATCCAGAACTTATAGATTCATTAATTACCTATCCTCAAACATCAGAGACTAATACTAATGCATTCTTTGTTGGTGGAAATGATACAAAAAATTCATTACTTAAAGTTACTGCTGGGGATCAAGACCGATTTATAAAAGGGGACTATGTTAAGACTAAAGCCGGCTTTACACTTATATCTGATTGGGTTCCTTACCTAGATGAACCTATATTTAGTGGATCTGGCCTACAAACCGGTTACACTGGAGTTAATGACTATGTTATTATTACTTTGGATAGTGATCAAATAGAGGTTAGTAGATCAGGACAGGTAGCATTATATTCGGACTTTTCACCATCTTTTGGTAGATTCTCTTTCTTTCCAATACGTGATTTTGATTTTGATTTTTATGATGATACTTATAGTCAGTTAGGGGAGTTGAATTATGAGATCTCTAGATATAATCAAG